CTGGTCCTATGTCAAGATTTAGTACAAGTTAAAATGAGAAATTTCTCCCCATTTTAACCTGCCAGAAGCTCAGCCTCAGTGTGTATTCTTTCATACACTCGTTCGAATTCGTTTGGCGACATATAGTTGCAATGGCTATGAATTCGTTTCGTATTGTAGAAAGCTTCCAGATATTCAAAAATCAACTGGTATGCCTGCTTATAATCGCGAATTTTAAAACGATTGAGCCATTCACGTTTGATAATAGAATGAAAGGATTCAATGCATGCATTATCCCACGGAAAAGCTTTCTTTGAGTAGCTACGCTGCATATTTTCGGTTGCTTTTTTATATTCCTTTGCAACATATTGGCTGCCACGATCCGAATGGATAATTAATGGTTGATTGATATTCCGGCGAGCTTTGGCTTTGTTTATAGTATCAATCACGCAAGATACTTCCAGTGTTTCTGAAAGCGTCCAGGCTATGATTTTTCTAGAAAATAAATCCATAACACTGGTCAGATAGACAAATCCATCTATTGTCCAGATGTAGGTGATATCCGAACACCAGACTGCATTCGGACGATCAGGATTAAATTGCTCATCAAGGATATTTTGTAATTCAGTGCTGAAATCGGAATCTTTTGTGGTGATTGTCCATGGTTTGCTCCACTGAGCACGGATCCCCATTTGGCGCATATATGTACCAACGGTTCTTTCCGAAATGACTTCACCAATTTTTCGAAGTTCTACAGTGATTTTCGGAGCACCGTAGTTCTGCTTGGAATCATCATAAATATCCTGTATTTTTGCTTTTACAGCTTCACGACGTTTTTCTGTATCAGAAGGTACGTGGTGGAGCCATGCAAGATATCCTGAGCGGGAGACACCTAAAAATTTCAACATTCCGGAGACGGAAACCCGGCGTCCAGCCTTTTTGGCAGCTTCCGTCTTCTCAGACACTTCGAGATAAATGGCTTCCGTCATTTTCCCAGAATGTTGATTGCTTTTTTTAACACATCAAGTGCATCTTGGGCATCACGTAATTCACGCCTGAGACGGGCAATTTCCTTCTGCTCATCAGATGCATAATTACCAGAACCACGAACAGGAATATCACCTGATTCCCGGAAGTCTTTCAGCCACTTTGTTAATGTACTGTAGCCGATGCCAAGATTTTCTGCACATCCACGTACTCCGAGATCTTTGTGATCCTGATAGTACTGGACTGCATCAAGTTTAAATTGTTTGTCATGTTGCTTTGCCATATGAGATCCTCCTTCAGCATGTTTCTATTGTACCATGCTTATGTGTATTTGGAATTTCTCATTTTGGCTTGTACTATTTATATTCTAGCAACAACCCTCTTTGCCTTGAAAAGAATCTCTCTCATTCAACTCCACCCTCCTTCACGATTTTGATTGCAAATTCAAGCCCATCAGCTTTACCTTTGAAATACTCTGATATATATTTTCTCTTTGATTCAGTAGCTCTTGTCTTTTTCGTTTCCAACCGCTCAATAACCTTGTCCACATCAAAAACCGTAAACTGCCTGTTGACACAATCAATAAACTCTTTTTGGTCGGAACTAATACTATTTCCAATTTCCCAGATTTTAATATATTCAATTAAATCGTCTGCATCAATTAATCTACCCATTTAATTCCTCCACTTTTCACGATTTCAACTGCTTCATTCAGGCATTCGGCTGTATACCAATCGTCACCTGATTCTGAACATTTATCTTCGATTAATATTTCCAACTGTTGAACAACTTCATCCACATCAAATGCTGTCGGCTGTTCATCAATTTCTTCAACAACACTTTTCAAAACGTCAGCCAATTCAATCGTTTCTGTTTCATCAGGCTTTAATGGCTTCAACCATTTTGTTATATTTCTTTTCAATAAATCAGCATCAATCAGTCTGCTCATATTCTATTCTCCTAACTGTTTTAAAATTTCTTTTGCAATTTTATTACTTTCCTGCATGGAAACTCCCCATCCATTATATTTTCTGTGGCATTCATCACAGTTCCATTCATCACTATCGCTTTCTTTAATTTCACTATTGAATCTGCAATTATCGCAATACATGTGATCGAGAGTGCTATAAATGATTTTTGCAATATCGTCTTGTTTGCTATTAGCATCGTCTACGTGTTTCTGTCTGTTTAAATATTCAAATACTCTCAACTCATTTTTTCCGACCCATTTAATCCATGCACCGCAATCCCTGCAATACAATCCTGTATTATTCCCAACTTTCTTGACAAAAAGGTCTTTACTATTGCACTTTGGACATCTATATTCTTTCATTTTTTTCCTCCCACACTCCCAACAACCGCATTCTCTCATACAGTACAGCGACGGTCTTGCGTCTGTATCCGTAGAAGTCTTTCGGGTTCATCGGGATATATCTTTCTCTGCTGATTTTCCTGTAGCTTTTCCGGTGTAGGATATTCTCGATAACCATATCCGCTATCACCGTGTTTTTCGGGCAAGCTGACAAGGCAGCACTGGCAAGCAGGTATCCGTACTCTGCCGGGAAGTCTTTCAGCATCGTATTCAGTTTTTCAATGTCCTCTGCCGGAATACCGTAGTCTTTCAGTTTCTTATTCCTTGTCAGCATACCGTTCTCCTTTCTAATCGTCTGGGTGGTGTTTATCGTACATGATCGCTGCACATGCAAGACCAACCACTCCGACTATGATTCCAAGTGCAAGTCCTAATAAGAATGTAATCATGGCTCATCCTCCTCAACATAATCTTCTGCATATTCATAACTGTCCATATCATCACATTTGCACTGGCAAGAATCATTCTTAGTACAGCAGATGCAGCACTCTGTTTCGCCGTCCGGACACTCTAATTTGCAATATCCCATTTAGTCCTCCTTATATGGTTCTGGAAGTGGCATCCAGGCAATAACACAGTCTTCATCATCCCATTTTCCATTTTCGATACCGCACATTCCCGTGAATGGTTCTTCCTGTCCGACAAGCTCTCCGTCTAAAGTAGTGATATATGTTCCGTCTTCCGGTAATCTCTCACTGACTGGAATCCATCTGTTTGCTTTCTCACCATCTATATTTTCGATGAAATCCATGATCTTAAGCCCGAACTCATATGCTGTTCCCTCGAAAGGTCTTCCATAAGGGTTTATTGTCCTTTTTATGTAATCGTATATTTTATGTTTATCGCTCACGCTTCACACACCTCCTAATTTGCCCTGCAACGGTTTCAAACTGCTTAAGCAATGAGCCATCATCATTCCGGTTCAAAGTCCGATCATAAGCCGGAGAGACGTCCCACAAGTCATTTACGAGGACGCCGTGTGCCACGCTGTTGAGCAGTGCGCTTCGATGCGCTCCTGTGATGCTTATGATCTCGTCAAGCGTAAACTCTCCAACGTACTCAGTGCCTTTGAACAGCTCATACAGTTTCATGCTTCTTCCTCCTTGTCACGAACTCATATCCTGTCAACCGGAACGCTCTCGGTGTCTTCGGGTGGTCTGTTTCGATTAGCCCATCTGTTCGCAGCATGTCCATGTGACGAAGCACCGTGGCATTTGACACGCCGACATCATCAGCAATCTCTTTGTAAGACGGTGCGTACCGATGCTCTTTGATATACCGGCAGATGTACAGATATATGTCTTTATGAATCTGCTGACCTTCTTTATACTTCTGTTTGTACATTCTTCTCACGCTCCTCTTTCATCTTCTGCGATCTTTTGAACATTTTTTCAAGATAGTCTGCATAAGCTAACAGCATGTGGTCCACAAACCCGTTTTTTCGATATTTTTCTGACATGATATGAATCTGTTCTGTCACCTGCTGCCAGTATTCATCATTTTCTTCTATTCCGGCAGTCTGGAGGACTAGTGCCGGGAAGTCAATCTGCAAAAATTTTATCGTATTCGGTATCTGCTCGTGCGTCACTCTCATGCTTATACGCCCTTTTCTATCTCAAAACTCTGTTCAAGAAGTCGCTCGTTATCCTTACTAAACGCCTTTATATAGCTCTGTTTTATCGGTCTGATAAAATGTATGCCGTCTGCTGATTTCGCTCGAGAGACAGCTACGTAGAACTGCCCAGGATCCCAACAACAAGGATCAATGTTAATTTTCTCAAAAGTCTGTCCCTGTGATTTATGAATACTGATAGCCCAGGCGAGCTTTACTGGAAACTGAGAGAAAGAACCAACTTTCTTACGGACAATCTTCTCTTTCACGACCTTCTGACCATCCTTTTCTTGTTCGGATTCCTCAATAACCTGTTTCTCAATGTCTTTACTGTATCTGTACAAGTTAACTGTTTTGCCCTTATCAGTCTTGATAACCAGATAGGATTCTTCAAATTCTCCGTTATCCACAATTTTCTGGATAATGCCGATTGTTCCGTTTACGTAATTTCCAGACAGATCATTGACTGTAATCATCACTTTTGCACCGATGTTAAGAATTAAATCCTCTCTGGCAAATGCAATGTTCGTGATATCAGCAGATGTCAGATCCCCGTCAACTGCTGCATGGAACACTTTTTCGGTCTTTTTATCCAGTTTTCCGAGGAAAGTGTTATTAATCCGATCAGCTTCAGCATTTGTTCCGACCAGAAACGGTGCTTCTGGTATAACCTTGTCTGATTCGTTATTCTCCAGATATGCAATGGATTTTCTAATATTGTTGCCATATTTAATGTCATTCAGCACATACTTAAATCCCTCATCATTCTGCCTGCATACCTCATCGAGTTTGATATATTCAAATCCCATTTCTTTCCAGTATTCAGACATGAAAGCATATCCGTGTTCGTACTTTCCGCCCTTTCCGTAATCAGATCCATACATCCGGCAGAGGATTTTACGATCATCTGTTGTGATAACTGGTGGAAGTTGGTAAAAATCCCCGATTACGATCAGTTGAACGTCTTCTTTATCCTCTCCACTTAGAAGCCTGTCAACCACTCTCTCTTCATTTTCTGTGATGATCGTTTTCGCAATCATATTAAACAAATCGAACCGGCACATGCTGATTTCATCAATGATAAGAACATCTGCTTCTTTTAAAAGTTCAGTTCTGGATTTCACTTTTTTCTTGTAATCCTCAAACTTAATTGAGATATTCAGTGCTCGATGCACGGTGGTCGCTCCATATCCGATATTGTCTGCAGCTATTCCAGTAGTGGCGGATACCAGAATACTTTTACCAGCTTTTTCCGCCTCATCGATGAACGTTTGGATAACCGTTGTCTTGCCTGTTCCTGCATCACCTGTCAGAAAAACATTACTACCAGACAGCATCGTGTCTAATGCATATCTCTGCTTTTTATTGAGATCGTCTTTTTTCATTTTGTAACCACTCCTTATAATAATTATGTCAACTAAACATTTTTGCAATATTCAATTAATTTTGTTATAATAAATCTAATTGTATATATTTTTTAATTTTGTAACCCATGTGTAACCGACTTTTTCAATCTATTGGTTACGCCAAAAACCCTTATTTTATGCGGGTTTCAGAGGTATGTAACCGTGTAACCAATGTAACCAAGGTTTTTGTATAGGAGAATCACTAGAGCATATGTTTTTTATACACTCTCAAACTTTCTCCTATAGGACGTTTTTTTTCGTGTTACAACGGTTACATGGTTACAAATTATGAAAATGGAACATTTGTTTCGGCATTAGTTGGCAGAAAACCAGTTTCAATAACCTCATTTTCTTGTTCATTTTCGAGACTTTTTATATCAACGATTTTTACTGCAATAAGCCTCATCACGCTTCCCCCGTCTCTTTTTAATATCGTATCTCTTTTTCCTGTGTGTTTGATTAATTCTCGATTAATTGCCCAGGCTGAGAAGGCTTTTCTGGAGAATCCATTGCTCTTCAAAAGGTTTTCAAGGGGCTTTGGATAGAAGTATATATATACATCTCCATACTCATCTGGCTTTTCCTTGAATCCCCACTGATCACAACTGAATTGTGTATCAAAGTGCTGCCCGTACACGGAAAGACTTTCAAGAATGAATTCATAACACCTCTGTCCCTCAGATACGTCTTTTTTACGTGTAGGTATGTCCACAACGTCCTCAACCGTCAGCTCACGCCCATCCTTGAATATGAAATCTGTAGCTAATTTGTCAGCCAGCAGAAGCGTAGATATGGCCATGACCTGTTTTGCTGGAAAGTCATATCCGTCAAAACCTTTTTCAATCTTAGACTTCATTTCTTTTAAGTCGTCTGGTGCGAACTGTTTGAGATTCCCGACAAATACTCTTCCTGCAAAGCCGTAGTTCTTCGCGACAACGCTGTTGATCTCTGCCGGATTCTCATAAATATCCTCGCAACACTCAATCTCAATAATTCTGTTGATTGCTCCTCCAGAATCTGCAAACTCCGAAATAGGATTCTCACCATTGCAAATAGTCACATTACTCCATGTATTTTCCTTAGCTGCTCCGAGGTCTTTATTTGAACGTGCTTTCCCTTTACCGGAACAGAGATTGTAAATTAATGTTTCGTAGTTGTCCCGGATATATTGAGAAGCATTTTTTGAGTCATCAAGGATCATCGGAAAGTTATTAAGCATGTCTGCCCTTGTTTCCAATGACGTATCTGTTGATCGAAAATTTCCAACGTAAGCTCCCGGCGCCGGATTTCCCCAAACCGATGCCGCTATATTGATCGTTACCGTCTTTCCACCGCCTGTCTGCCCGTAAAAGTCTACGATGAACGGTAGCACATCAAGCGGCTGTATAAGAACACTTGCAAAAGATGCTGCAAGTGCTATCCGTGGTTCTAATCGTCCACACGACCGTAGCTGCTTAGCCAGAGTCACCCACTTAAAGTAATCTCCACTTTCCTGTATGCCCTGAAATAGTGTTTTAAAGCGGTATTCGCCATCAAAAACGATTGAAAGGTCGTAAGGCACAAATACATTGCCATGCCACCCTAACTTGCTTGTGGAGTGCTGTATGTCGATCATATCAGCATTGTACATTTCAACATCTGCCAGATACTTTACAAGGAGCCTTGCGTTCTCTGAATTGACCTGCACCCCGAACCTTGCAAGATTAGTTATTGCTCTGGAAGTCACAATGTCAATTTTTGGAACAGTTATTTCTGTCCAATATCCATCCCTTTTAAAAGCCACTGTGATCTGTTCTTCACCTGTTTCAATGTTTTTCAGTCGACGTATCGGCATGATCGGGTGGTGGCATACAAGTTCTCTTGCCTTAGATGTTTCGGAAGAAAAAATTCCGTTCTCTGTAGCTATCCAGCTGCCACAAGCCATGTTAGGATATTCCTTATCAACAGAATCAGGATAGAAGTTCGTGATGTTTTCAACTAACTGCATAGAACGATTTGCTTTTTCTTCTTTTTCCTTTTCCTGCTCTGCTTTTTGAAATTCCTTTATGAACTCTTCTGCTATATGTTTCGCTTTCACACTTTTTGCCCGGTCCATCAGTTTGAATTTGATTTCTGAGCGGTCGATTTTACTTTTTATTGAAAAAAGTTCTTCATACAACTGCTTTTCCATAAAGTCTTGCGCTTGTAAATTTCCAATATTTTCAAGAATTTTCCTCACCTCCTGACTTAACAGACAGTAATTCATGCCTGCTTTTTTCTTTCTCGAGATTAAACTGGCACATATACCATTCTTCTGAATCAGGAGGGAACGCCTTTAGTGCTGTTTCATACATAAGTATGTTCTTTTCTACCTGCTTAAGTTCACTATCTTCAGGATCCTGAACAGGATTGATTTTTTTTGCCTTGATATCTCTCATTTCATGTCTGATCTGATTCCGGCTCTTGCCTTTCTTTGACACATAAGTGCCGCCCAGCTCAATAAAAGCTGTACTAAACGGAACAGATTCGTACTGCATCACAAAATCAAACACATCTCCGCCCGATCCGCAGCCGAAGCAGTAAAAGGAATCATCATATATCTTACACGAAGCTGACTTTTCCTTGTGAAACGGGCAACATATGAAGCCCGCCCTGTTCGGTTTTAGTCCATACCTGGAAAGGATTTCCGGCATTTTCACTGACTGTTTAATTTCTTCTTTTGTCATGACAGCAACTCCACGATTCGCCGTCCAGTCTCTTCTTTTGTACAGAATTCAAATCGAACACCGTATTTATCTCTGATCGTGCATAGAGATTTATATAACTGGCAGCCATCAACAGCCTTATCAGAAATTACAGTCTTTACTCTCTTACCGTTTACCGTCTTCCAGATGACTTTGTGTTTTCTTGGATTCTCCCAAAAATACACATCACCAATTGATTTGATATCTTCACCATGTTCACACAGAATAATAAGCTGAATACCTGCGTCAAGCGCTCTGATAAGCTCCGCCTTGAATCTTTCGTGCTGCTGGCAGACATTTCCACATAGCTCTTGCAAATCCTTTTTACGGTCAATACAGAGCTTTGCATTATCCAATGACTGATAATCTCCGCAATATAACTTCGATCGGAAATACTGTACTCCAAGACTGTCGAACTGCTTTTGAATCCGTTCCCATTCCTTTTTATGTTCTCTTGTGTCTGTCTGTATAACCATTAAAAACACATCCTTTTAATTGAATGGAAGCTCTTCCTGTACACTATCCGGAATACTCATAAAATCAGTTCCTGCCGGATTTGCCCCCATGATAGCTTCTTCTTTCAGATGATCGTCATACGCTTTTGTGGTACGCTCTTCTGGAATATCTGCATCTTTGATTCCTTCCACGCTGCGGAACCATGCAAGCTTGTGACGTTTCACTTCTTTATTGTCGTACCAGTCTTTCTCCAGACGGAAGATGCCACCGATCAGCTTGCCTTTAAACTGCTGTCCGAAGTTATCGCCCCACTTAACAGCAAATCCCGGATTTGACTTTTCAACGCATGTAATAAACGTTTTGAGGTTACGAACACCATAATCTACACTCTCGTCAATAACCATGTAGTTTGTGCCTGCATTCGGGTATTTCTTGTCTGGGCGAATATCATTCTCAAACTGCTTCATAAAATAACCTGCCTGCTCGTCTCCATTTGCGAAATCAAACAGGACAACGATCATATTCAGTCCGCCCTGGGACTGACGTTCAGACACCTGTTTAATCACCATTTTGTGACCGCCAAGCTTAATTGGTTCAAATTCTCCTGCTGCCTGTGTTGTATCATAGCTATTTGGTTTCTGCATTGTCTGCTCCTCCTAATTCATAATAATCTCTGATAACCTTATCCACCTCTGCAAGGTCGTTATCAATAGTCAAACTGTCAAACATCCCAATCGGGGACTTGCTTACCGCTCCCTGACTGGACTGAGTGACAAATAAGTGTTTTCCGCTCTCTTCAATACAGCGAAGAACGATAGTAAACATGCCCTCGATACAAACCTTTTCGTCCAGAAGCTTACCAATTGTCTTAGGCTTTACTTCCCCGGAATCATCTTTTTCTTCATGCATCATAAGGTAAACAATCTTGTCTTGCGGAACTTTCGTGACAATAAACTGGATTAACTGCCAGAAATAGTCTCCGATATCATTGTACAGAGCGAACACCGCATTGCCTTTTCCGGCAGAAGCGTGTCCTTTCATAAAATGATTCGTGATAAGATAACCTGCATCGTCAATCACAATTGACTCCGCTTTTGATGCGATCAGGCACTTCATTAACTGTTGGTAATCATCTGTAAACCATCCGTCAATTTTTCCTTTGAACGGAAGCGGCTTATTTAATACTCTAATAAGATTCCAGTGTTCATTCTGGCAGTTTCTAAGACTGGTACTCTTGCCGGAACCAGATTTTCCAATAATCAATACTGGTGTTGCCATTGTTATTCCTCCTTGTCATAAATCACATGCTTACTGCCCTCAACGATCAGCAAGCTTGCAATATCTTTCATTGATAAGGTTGATTCATTGTAGATTTCAACCAGCGCGTTGTATGCGTCCGGCGAAACTTTCACAACCGGGTTATCCTTATCAGTTGCAGGCTGTTTCTTTCTCGCCGGAATACGGATTTCAAAATCACTCATTACTTTCCTCCTTACATGATTTCTGAGCCGCTAAAAGCCCATTTAAAGCCTGTATATAGTTCGCCAGTGTTCTTGCCTTGTACTGTTCCTCTATTGGATTATCTGGAACAAGCGCGAGCTGAACATCAATCAGTCTCAAGACTTCCTGTATTCTTTCGTTCATAGACTGGCTCCTTTAACTGCTTAAAAAAACAATAGATTGCGTCTGACTTATCCCCCATGCCCGGAACCGTCTTGCCGTTCTGAATGGAATCAGCGGCGTGATACTCAAGATGGTCGATAAACATGTCTGGATTCTCCAAATCAACAATTGGTGTATCTCGCTTGTTAAGTTCATCCAGAAGAACATTTATTGCCAAAACCATATTCCATTTTGGAAGAAGCCTTAATTCCTCAAGGTTCATTTAACGGACACCTCCCATTGATAAGCAGTTCCAGAAGACATTTCTTTGCATTTTCGTAATTCTGAGATTCGGACTCAAAGTCGTAAAACTGGCACAATGAAAAATGTTTTGCAATTTCCCCAGAATTATTAAAAATATAAATGTGAGCTACAGACATGTCATCATGCACCGTATAATCAAACTCCACATACGCTGTTGTTTCATTCGAAACTCTCAGACACAATTCAAATAATTCCTTAATTTTCTCCTCGTTCATTTTTTCTCCTTTCATAGGTTTCCTATTAGAATCAGACTTATAACTGCCGCTGTCAGAATCCGATCAAGTCCATTTGTCCACTCCCATACTGGAAGAAATGTTGAAAGGATTCCGATTACTATTGACATCAAGATTTCTCGTTTACGATATTTCTTCATTTGCGTCTCCTTTTATCTAAGAACTACCCATGCTGCATTCGAAAGAATCAATGCTGCCATGGTAATTCCCCATGCACAGAACCATTTCTGTGTCTGTTTCTTGGCTTCTCTTACGACTTCCACTGCATAGAAGTTTTCAAAATCCTCAAAGCTGGTTACTTTTGCACTGTCCATTGTGACTTTATCCTCGGTTTTCTTCATAAAAAATCCTCCTGTTCTCTTGCGAAATACAGGAAGAAATGTTATGATTATCCTGTAATCCGCTAAGGTTGGTTTAGTGGTTTACGGCTCCGGGGCGGAGGTCGTGACTCCCTCCGGGGCGCTTACGTCAAATTTGCTTCTTTTCTTCGATAGTAGCTCAAGATGATTCTTGAACACTCATCTACAATTCTCTGATTGTCTTCCGGTGTGTTATCCTTGCAGTAATCATCATGTATCCTGATTACCCCAGACCCTTTTTTGATTGTTTTGATTACTGCCATCAGTAAACCTCCTTTTTATGCATTCACCATGTTAAGATATGCTGTTTTCCACATTTCTGCTTCTAATTAGAATCTGCTTCTTCACGAGTATGTGGAATCTCATTAAAATCCCGGCCTTTTTCATATTTGAAAATACTTCCAATCTCACATTGGTTATATACTTCCTCAGTTACATAATAAGTAGCTGTGTCATATTCTTTTTCTTCCTCATTGTAATCGCGAATATCTATTTCATAAGAATCCGAATAGTAATACACATAAGGTATTACAGTTGTATATGACGTTTTTCCGTTAGTTCGGACTGTAGAGATCAGAACTGTTTCTGTATGTGCAGGAATAAATTCTTTATTGTAAATTTCTCCCTCTTTCAGTTTCCCTTTGCAACCAGAGAGAAAAACAGCCCCTGCAACTATCGGGATAATTAATAATTTCTTTTTGATGTGTACTCACTCCTTTCTTGTGATATACTCCCTGTAGATGGGAGGTGATTAAATGATAACTGGGAAACAATATCGGCTAATGAGGTCCGTTCTTAAAAATAACGGAACCACTGCACAAGATACCGAGAATCACGAAATGTATAGATACTTAGCGTCTAAAGGATTCTTGCACAAGCAACCCGTGCGTGGGTATGAGGGCTATGTGGTCACTCAAGACGGTGAAGTTGAAATGAAAATATACAGAGAAGATACTTACCGTTTTAAAGTGACTACTGCAATCTCATTCATTGCTCTTATCACAAGTATCGTTTCCACAATTTTGAAATTCTGTATCAAGTAGATCGTCTGCAAGATGTCCGAGTGGTATTCTTTTGCCGGGTTCCAGATGGATAGGATTTGGAAGCTCTAATCCATTCGCTTCCCCGGTAAGAATCGCCACTTTTAACTGATTTACCTGTTTCTGCAAATCTCTTACATAATCAAATAGATACTGAATATCTGATTTGTTCAATTATTAACTGCTCCCTTCTAATTCAATTTAATTGAAGTTATTTGGCACAAAAATAAAGTCCATAGGAATTCCAGAAAGCTCACTCATTTTTCTGAGCTGTGATAATGTCGGCTCTGTTTTTCCTTTTTCCCAATTAACTACAGTTGCATTGGAAATACCGAATTTTTCAGCCCATTCTTTCTGATTGTATCCTGCGTTCACTCGAACAGCTTCTAATGAAATTTTTGGCATTTGCTCATCTCCTTTCTTAACTTCTGAGCTTATTATAATTCAACTGTATTGAATTGTCAACACCAAAATTCAAAATAATTGAATTAACTATTGAATTTTTTATAAATATGATGTACAATACAAAATGTAAGGAGGAAAAGAATCATGACGACCGAAGAACAGAAAAAGATCTTCTCGAATAATCTTAATAAGTACATTTCAAGAAGTGGGAAACAGCAAAAGGAAATCGCTGAAGCCATTGGAGCAAACGCATCTACATTTAATATGTGGTGCAAAGGTAATTCGATGCCGGGAACCGGAAAGATTAGAGCCTTAGCCGATTATTTCCGAATAAGAATGTCAGATTTGACAGATTTAAAAGAGAATCAAGACCCTGATATTGAATTTGGAGATGTAGTTACAAAAATCGAGCAGTCAGACCCTCGTTTCAAAAGAATCATTCTTGAATACGATAACCTGCCGCCCGATAAAAAAGATTTGTTATGTGATTTTTTTGAGAAGTTTATTTTCTAAAGCACAAGGGTAGGAATCATTTTCCTGCCCTTTCTTCCTTATAAGCCCTTTTTACGCACCCGTAAATAAATTTTATCATTGATTCACTATGTATTTTCTGTATCATCTCAATAATCTCCTTCTTATAATCCATAAATAACCCTCCCTATTGCAATTACCACCTACATTACAGTATATGTGCGGTTTGTGGGAAATATAACCGAACATTCGTTCATTTTTTTGCTATTATATCACTAATGTTTGCCCTTGGAAACTGCCAGATATACACCGATATGTTTATGATTGCATAGAAATTATTCGTAACATCAAAGATATAGTCTTTTCTGTTTAGTGGCAGAGCGAATAAAAACGGCGGCATGGTCCGCTTTGCTTCATGGACGCTATTCTTATGTACGGTAGAAGATCTGTACGCATTTTGGACAGAATACACTTCTGACTCTTCGCGGATATAATCGTCTACGCACATTGGCAAACAAACAATGTAATTAAGCAAAAGCACAGCTCCTATTATAATTAGTATATTTTTGATTATTTTCATTTCATAAATCACCTACAAACGTCTATTTACAACTATATTGCATGATGCTATAATCAACTATAACATATAGAATTCTTATTTAACGTAAATGGCGAAAATGACAATTTAAAGGACTGATTTGCATGAAAATTGCGATTTGTGACGATAATTCTTTACAGATTGATTTTTTTAAGGCTCATGTTGATGAGTTTTTGAAAAAGCGCGGAGACAAGAGTTACACGCTAAACGCTTATAGTAGTGGAAAGCCGCTGATTGATGATATAGCAGACGGTCAATGGTACGATATAGTCGTGTTGGATGTGGTCCTTGATAATGAGAATGGCATAAATGTTGCAAGACAGCTCAGGAAAAATGGATATAATGGCAACATTGCCTTCTGGACAGCATACAAAAACTATGTATTTGACGCATTGGACGTCTTGCCAGTGCATTACATCATCAAAGGCTCTGAGCATGGACGCATGTATTCTGTCGTAGCACACACATTGGAAGATATCCGTGAGAAAGCCTTGACTATCAAAAACCGAGATCACTTCCATCGGGTAGAATTCCGTCACATCGAATACATAGAAAGCCGAAATAAATCAATTCTTGTCCACTGTACCTGCGGTATCATACATGTAGTACGTGGAAAGCTGTCAGATATAGAGCCTCGCCTTGACGGAAGATTTCTCCGTTGTCATCAGAGCTACATCGTAAACATGGATGAAATCAAAGATGCGTCAGATCATTTCGAAATGATATCAGGGGATATCGTTCCGATCAGGCAGAGGGAGGCTGCAAAAATAAGGAATCTATATAAGAATTATATCGAAAATTTTGAGTAATCGTGTCAAAGGGGGAAACTATGAAAAAGATACGAAATGTGTTGATGATTATTTGGACTGCATTCATTGTGCTGATGATTGTGGCTTTGATGAGTTCAAACGATCTTTCATCGGACAATATTATGGTCGTTGTTGTACTTGAGACATTTGGAATTGCTGTTTTGTATCTTATTTTTGCACTTTTGCTGTCTATTAAAAATAAGGTTCAAAAACCTGCAATATCAAATAATTCCGTAGCAACCCAGCCGGCGGTTGTAGAAAAACCTGTTCGAGTATTGAATCTGAGAGTTATATCCGGTAAGGAGGATTTTGAGCTTGGTTCCAAACACACAAGATTTGATTTGAAGCAATGGAAAGATGGATCTGTTACAGTGTCAGATGCTCCAACCAAATATGAACTTTTCGACTATGAATGGAACGGGCCGGAATACAGAACAGTAGAAAAGACAACTACAACATCTCACACTAAAGGGAAAAGTAAAGAAAAAACAAAACGAAAAGGAAGATTAGCTGGTGCTGTTATTGGTACGGCTGCTACAGCTGTCACGCTTGGAAACCCTGTTGTCGGCGCAGCTGTCGGTGCAGCTGTTGGAACCGGAAAGAAAACTAAAGGAAAGAATAATTCCACTACTACTGGAACTGCTACCACAACAAGTGATAACATTGAAGTGGATTCTTATGCATCTATGAAAATGCGGAATATCGAAACCAATCAAATAAATATTATTGGATTCCGCTGTAGTTCAAATATAGATATGCAGTTAAAGAGCTTCAATATTTCCAAAAGCTCTGATGCTGTTGAAAATGTTCGAAATCAGAAAACATCCGTTGAACTACTGAAGGATTACAAAGAGCTTTTAGATAGCGGTATTATTACTCAAGAAGAATTTGACCAGAAAAAATCAGAACTTTTATAAAAAGAACCGGCTCCTGCTACCAACGGGAACCGGTTTTTTGAACAATAAGACAATCTCGGTGATAATCTTACCTACACATTAAGTATATCATCTCCGTGATTGCCGCACAAGTGTAAAAAGGAGAATGATAAAATGAATGAATCAGTATGCATCTATTTGAGAAAATCCAGAGCCGATCGGGAAGCTGAAGCACATGGAGAGGGCGAGACTCTTGCCAGACACGAACGGATCCTGTTAGAGCTTGCAAAGAAAAAAGAGTACATTGTAGGCGCAATTTACCGTGAAGTGGTATCTGGTGAAACTATCGCTGACCGTCCTGTCATGCAGCAACTCCTCCGCGAAGTAGAATCCGGCATGTGGGATGGAGTTCTGGTTGTGGAAGTTGAACGACTTGCCAGAGGTGATACCATCGACCAGGGCGTTGTGTCCAGAGCTTTCCAATATTCCGACACGAAGATTATTACCCCAACAAAAATATACGATCCGAACAACGAATTTGATGAAGAGTATTTTGAGTTTGGACTTTTTATGTCCAGACGTGAATATAAGACTATCAAGCGTCGATTAAATGCCGGAAGAATCTCATCAGTCAAAGAGGGAAAATATTGCGGCAACAAACCACCTTACGGATACGAAAGAGTTAAGCTCACAAGAGAAAAAGGTTATACCCTTAGACCTGTTCCGGCTCAAGCTGAGATTGTAAAAATGATCTATACCTGGTATGCCGGTGATGGTTGCAAACAAATTGGAACTGCGAAGATTGTGCGAAAATTAAATGAAATGGGAATAGAATCTGCACAAGGCGGTGACTGGACTCCTGCCAGTATACAGGGAATCCTGACAAATCCGGTATACATCGGGAAAATACGATGGAACGGGAGAAAAACTGTAAAAACTATACAGAACGGAAAAGTGGTCAAGACACGCCCACGGTCTAGGGACGTCCTTATCTGTGAAGGATTACATCCAGCTATTATACCAGACGATCTGTATAATTCTGTGCAAGAGATACGTCGAAAGAATCCACCCCGTCCAATCAGTATAAAAAACACAGTTCGCAATCCGCTTGCCGGAATTGTCTATTGCAGCAAGTGTGGTCGCGCCATGGTTCGCCGCCCTCATCAAAAACGCGGACAGGAAGATACCCTCATGTGTCCATATACGTCTTGCCCTACAGTGAGTAGCAAATTGTCTCTGGTTGAAAAAGCTGTGATTGATGGAATTAGAGAAATAGCAGAGAAGTATAAACTGAACAATGATATTAATGTTCCATCTAATATTATCAATTCTGGTATAGTATCTAAGCAAAATCTTATACATGAAAAAGAAAACGAGCTGGAAAGCTTAAATGCCCAAAAAGCAAAACAATATGATCTGCTCGAACAAGGCATCTACACCACAGAGGTTTTTATTGAGCGTGCCAAAACTATATCCGCGTTTATCCAGTCATGCTCCGATACTATAGAAAAATTAAAAGAAGAAATCAAACATGATCAGAACATTATAAAGCAACAATCAGATTTTATTCCACGTTGTGAAGAACTGCTTGATAACTATTGGAGCCTTGATACAGAATCGAAGAATAAAATGCTTAAGAGCTTAATCGAAAAGGTTGTCTACTCAAAAAATACCAAAAACGCTTATGGGAAAGGAAACGAGATTGGTTTTCAGCTAGACATTTTCCCAAAAATTCAAGAAAAATAATTAATGATATCTTCTATGTACTGACGAACTGGCTCATTGATGTTATCATTAATTCAGAAAAGAAACTCCCGGGGAATTAACCCCGGGATATTTTTATACTTTTTCGATATCTTTCGCAGCCACAAATCCGTAGTACTTGCCTGCAATGCGGACATAGTGCCATGAAGCACCGTTTGTTGCTTTCTGAGTGAAATTCATCACGTCAACAAGGTTGCCTCTCACAAGCTTAGGCCATTTCTTAATAGACGGATAGTTGCCACCGGCCCACGTGCGTACAACCGTAGATGCCGCAGATACTTTTCCGACAAAGAGACGCTGCGACTTGTTCTGCTTGTTGGTGATTGTAGTCGGTTTGTTTTCAGCTCCGTCAACTTGCAAATACTTAGTTGCCGCCCATCCAATGCCGATTCCAACAACTTTGACTTTCGTCCACATACCGGATTTCTCACCGTTAATTTCTACGCGATTTCCCTTGTTGATCTGTCCGAGGACATAACCATTCGGTTCCTCGCGGATGTACAGGGCATCAACTGTAGATGTGACCGTGCCGGTTGCTTTCCATGTCTCTGTAGAAGTTTTCTCATCTCCCCATGTAATCCAGATATAGCCGTCGATTACCGGATCACTGCGAAGATAGCGTTTATTTCGGCAGGATCCGCCGTTTGCAATGACTCCTGCTGCACTTGAAGTGTTTCCTTCGTTGGTGTAGATGTACGTATTGCTATAAGAGCGGACAGATCCGATGTGAGAGCCATCACGGAAGATAACAAGTGCTCCATCTTTTGGCGTGCTGTGCCATGTACCATTTTTCTTCGCCCACTGTGTAATGCTCTGACAATTATAGAAACCGCCGCCCATAATCTGCAACGCTTTTGTAATGCCGAGAATTTTGACTAATTTCCAGAACTGGAACTCTGCGCACCATGGCTGTCCCTGACATCCCGGCTGTCCCCAATTATCTACATCACGGGCAAATTTGGTGTAATTGTTATATCCGGCATTTTTCTGGAAATCATCAAGATAAGCGTTTGTGCGTTTTTCCAGATACGGTTTATTGCCGCCATTGTTTGCGTAATAATCACCGAGGTCTGTGAATTTTTGTAATTTTGTTTTTGTCACTGTTACTTCTCCTTTCTGTTCCGTCCGATAATCTGTATAGAACACATCCATATCAACATTTCCACTGATTCCTGAGACTTTTCCCTTACTGGAATACTGCCAGCCTACACCGACATTCGGACGTAATCTTTCCTGCACAGAACCATTGTCGCTTGCCGGATAACGAGCAATCCAACAATCGTATTTTTTGAGAGCATCTGTCAGAACATTATTATACCAGTCGAGATTACAATAAATTCCGACTTTATAACCGGCTTTCTTGATTCTGGTCAGAAACGCTATTGCAACATTCTCGATAGCTTGCTTGCCAAGGCTTCTCTGCTGACTCCATTCAAGGTCATAGAATACTGGAAAATCAAGTCCACGACCACCAAGAACGGAAAGCACGTCCTCAGCTTCGTCAATTGCCTGTGCCGGTGTTAAAGCGTAGCTGTACTTGTATCCACCAATAAGAATTCCATTGGATTTACAGCCCTTGTAGTTGTGTTCAAAAGATGTATCGACTCCAGATTTTTGATGGATTCTTAATATTGCAAACTTAACTCCAGAATTCGATACTTTTGGCCAATCTGGTTTTCCTTGATAAGATGATACGTCAATACCTTTAATTTCCAATTCTATCAACTCCTTCATGATTTCATGAAACATATTTGTGGTGGCTGTAGCGTACAGATTTCACACTCCATTGGTAGCTTTTTATGAAATAAAAGGTATCCGCGTCCGCTGGCTTTGCTTTTACTGGATATTCATTAAATTTTGCCATGTTATATCTCCTTTTACTATTTTTCTACAACTTTTACGCCGCATTCACGCAACTTTTGTACAGTATCCTTTACGCTGGTTGCTGAAATCTGTTCTTCTTTTGGTTTGTTTTGCTTTGCAATAACATCTGTGTATAATTTTGATTTCGTTTTCTCGATGTCAAGCAGTGCCCTTTCCAATCCGCATTCTACAGCATACAGCGGATAGGCCCCTAGTTCCTTCTGTATGTATGTATTAATCTTTTTATAGCACATATCAACCGCATACATCTCTGTTACATCAATCTGCCTTTGCATTGATTGCTCTTACCTCTCTTTCGATATCGCTCACAACAACAGGTTCATTTTTGTAGATGGTATAGCCAAGTTTGGCATATTCCTCAATATCTTCTGGCTGAATAAAAAATCCCATTCCTTTTTTCTGTGCATAATATGTGGTTATCATGCTTTCACCTCCCATTAAATAGCAGTAACCATCAATCCTTTTTCAAAGGTTACAGTTTTAGTTTTCAACGAGTTAATTATTAGTCCAGATGAAGAGCCAGTAGTTGATATTTCAGTAATCACTTTGCAGGTTCCACTTTGCCCGATACTTCCAACAAAGTCTTCGTTATACTCTTTGTAATCTCCTACAAGGATATATGGTGTTGAAAAAGCTACTACTCCTCGACCAGCTACTCGCATTCCCCAGTTGCCAGTATCTTTGAATTCGCTTGTTGACAGATATCCCGTAATCTCTCCATCTTCTATCGTTCCTACTTCAACGCATCCGGCATCTAATTGTGAAAATTCACCATTATTATTGTAAGACCCTACCTTTCCAGTAAAAGTTCCGGTTGCTCCGTTCAAAATTCCAGTAAAAGTTCCGTCCACTGACTCCAAAGTACCAGAAAACTTTCCTGTCGCTCCATTTAATTCTCCCGAAAATTTTCCAGCTATTGCGTTTATTCCATTTTGATCAAGTCTTACTGCAACATTTCCTTTTCCGTCTGTTACTTCAATAACTCCGTTAGCGTTTTTAGCTCCGCCAATTTTCAACGTGCCGCCAAGTGCTGCATCAAAGCTAACGTACAGTCGGCCATCTAGGTAGTATAGTCCATTCCAGTCTCCGTTATTGCTCAATATTTCAACAATTTCTTGTTGTGTAAGGGATGATACATCTGTCAATATCGGAACCGTCTGAGAGTCAAGAAGATTCGTGAATCCATCAGCGGCATAAAGCACAAATTTCACATAATTCTTATCTTCTGTGCTTGTAACATCGGATAACTGAACTGCAATATTGGTAGTAGGTTTTGATATTGTTGTAGTATCAATCCATGTTTTTCCGTCGGTAGAGAGCTGTACTTTCCACAATCCGCTGTATGCTGTCCTTGTAGCACCGTCACCATCTCTATAGTAAGCAAATGCCTGCACAGGGCTCGGACTTATGACTTTATCTGCCCCTCTTTTTACAACGTCCGATGTCAGCTCGATAAAATAAGTCCTGCCTGGAACACCTTGCATTCCCTGCTTGCCTTGCTTCTGTTTAGAAATCGTAAATCTCTTCGTTATAGAAAGATTAATCAGGTACGTTGCCTTAATATCTACCCACCCATTGTCTGCGCTCAAGCCTGCGACAGTGTAAGTATGCGTATCTACATCCCAAGAGCCGGTTACACTGTCTGATTTTGTAATGGTATAGCTACAATTATTTGTGATATCTGACGAGCCATACATAACTTTCGCTGTGGTTGCCACTGTTGGAAATACCGGAATGTTTCCGTCTGCGTCAGATGTGATCGTCTGCATATCGTTTGACAGCTGGAATGTCATATTCTTGGCATCTGCAATATTGTTGTCCATATTTGCCAGTTTATCCGGCAAAGAACTATCACCAATTACAACATTATCTCCGCTGATAATAACTTTCTTTGTGTCCATATCAACCTGAAAGATTATGTTTCCATCGCTATCTCTGACAGTCAGTGCGCCTGTGTCAATATAATCAGCATTGATACCATGTGCGTACAGAATTTTTGCTATCAAATCGCCTGTCAGGAAAAAACCGTAAGGATATGTTTTACCACCATCATTGGACACACCAATAGCTTCTGCTGTAAATTTGATGACATTCTTAGATTCTGCGAGTGTAAGTTTATCATGCAGGTAAGTTATGATACTTCCGTCTTCTTGAGGTACCGAAGTTTCGTACAAGCCAGAAGAAGTTTTTAAGGTTTCTTCCAGTCTTTCTACTGCTTTCTCTCTGGCTGAACGTTCTTTCTTGACAAGTCGTCTTGCTTCAACAATAGCTTTCGTTCCATCAGAAACAAACTTGCTCATTCCTCTGATTGGATCGTCGGCTTGAGTTTTCACAGCGGTTTTTCCATTAACGGAACAAGAAACGTCCGTCAGCGGAGTTATATATCTGTTCCATTTGCGGTCATAAGTATATGCCATATCTCCAAACTCAATGAGTGGGTTATATGCAAGTTCTCCCGACATGCTGCGGAATTTGACTCCGATTATGGAATCGCCGATTTGAGCAGCTACCGTATCTAAGTCTGAATCCGCAACAAGGTCGTTCTCCAATTCAATAACATATCCTGTACTTCCGTACATGACTTCATTTTCTCTATTTTTTAGCTTGATTCCAGTAATTATAATATCGTCACTGGAAACAGTTGGACTTGTAAAAAAGTCTTTGAGCTTTTCAGATGCATCAGTAGCTGATTCAATCAGTGTCAAGAATCCATCATTGTCAATTGTCCAGTTCCCTGTTGGGCTGACAAAATTCTCTGAGTCAATATTTGCGCCGCCTTTAAATGTTACATTTCCATCAGCGTCCACTACTGCGTTGCAATCTTCTTGCACATTGGAAAAATCCCATTTGATGAAATGCAAGTATCCTTTATTGTCTAGGCGAGCATTCGCAGTTTCGAGCATCGCCGCCCATCCGAATAACTGGCGAAATGTCATATTCTCTGGAATCTCTGATATAATCAGATTACCATGCTGCATTGTTCCGCCAAATGGAATGTCAAGAGTTTCGCACGCATCTCTAACAAGGGCCTCTACCGACTGTGGAAGAGTCAGATTAGATGTATAAGCCGCATTCACTTTATACATATCATCAAGAGCCGTAAAATTAAGCGTTTCACCGTACTGCTCCGGCGCCGTGATCGTATATGTACCTTTGTCGATGGCCTCAATAGTATCGGCGTCAATCTGCATTTTGAGGTATGAATGGACTTTCGCTTGATAAAAATAATAATTCTTCCATTGATCCTGAGAGTTGTCTAACTCAAGCGTCATGGACTTACACACAACACAACCAATTGGAAAGCTGCTACTTTCAGCGCAATCAGAAAAGGTGCAGTTTTCACCCATAATTTCATCTTTTACAGTTTTTACAGTTCCGTCAGGGAAAGTGATTTCCACTTCCTGCCAGACTTTCTTTCCGTCCTGTAGTTTTTGCTTAAATGCGTCTGATACATTAATCAAGTGGATTCACCCCCTGCATGTTACAAGATATCTTGGAATAGTATTCTTCACCAGGTGCCACACAAGCCAGGGAAAACGTTCCCTTTCCAACATAGAATGATTCTGTGCGCCAATCATGGTGTCTGATGGAATAGTGGTACAAATTAAAAGGTTTCCCATGTATTATTGCGTTTATGAGTTCTTTTGCTTCATCTACCGGTATATTGCTAGCCTCATAGCTATACTGAATAACTGTAAACAATGGAACCAATATGGCTTTTCCGAATTGTGTGCGGTTGCTTCCTTCAGAGTAAGTTGTTTCAAAATTACACGCCATATCCTTATCTGGCTGAGGCATGCGCTTGCCATTTATCTTATATCTATCCGTTATAGATTTACTTAATAATATAGACGCCACGCTTCCACCTCCTATGCCAGTTCAAACGGATTTCTTCCGCTTGTATCACGTCTTAACTTTGCTTCTTCAATGATTTCGTCAAATACTGTTCTTCGGTTAATCTGAGCAGTAAAACGATAATTTCCACCACTCTGCTGTCCACCAGATTCCTCACGAACAATCTTTCTGAGCAGTGCTTCTGGTGCTTCAATGTTGTTTCCTTGCTTCTGATCTCCTAATACAGCGAGGAATTCTGATCTTGGAGGAATAACGGCACCTTTTGCAAGATATGGAATAGTTGGAACTCGCGGAAATGTAGCACTGAATCCTATTGTTTTCTTACCAAATGGAGTAGGCACTTCCCACGGGCCAAAAGAAAACGCGGATTCAATTCCACTGATTGCACCGTTCACTGTACCAATTGCACCATTTACGATACCGATAACTTTGTTGAATATCTCTTTAACTTTGTTTTTAATACCATCGAACGTATCAATGACTTTATCTTTGGCAGATGTAAATTTTTTCACAATTCCATCTTTAATTTTTCCAACAAGATTTCCTACTGTCGACCAAATTGCAGTCCATTTCTGATGCGCGCTGGATTTGATGTTATCCCAAATCGTCACAATTTTAGACGCGAGATTCTTAAGGCCAGAGCTTATAGTGCTGACAAATGTTAATGTTTTACTTTTAATCCAATCCCATACTTTGCCTGCAACTTCTTTTATTTTGTCCCAATTTTTGTACAGCAAAACACCAATCGCAATGCAAGCCGTTACTGCTGCTATAAAAATTCCACCCGGCCCGACAGCTGTCGCAATAGCTTTGATTCCACCCATGATGCCACCCGTACCAGTCATTAGTGCGATAAGCCCCTTTGCGGCCATAGCGATTCCAGACACGCTTTTAATAACTCTCGACGCCAATCCCGCAATCTTCGCCGCTGCGAATGCTCCAATCAGGGCCGCGCCAAATGCCTCAACGATCGGCTGGTGTTCCGCGAGAAATGTTGCTACTTTTGACACCAGATTAATCACTGTCGGAAGCCCAACTTCAATAACCCACTTTAGCATCGGGAGAACAATGTTTTTATAGATCCAATCCAGTACATTTCCGATTGCTTCAATGATCGGTGCAAAGGTACTGGTCAGGTTACTGATAGATTCTAACAACGGATAGAAGTCCAAGTTTGCCGCCCATGTCGCCGTATCTTCTGCAATCTTTTCAATAAACTGCATAACTACCACAAGAGCATCTGCAATATTCTGTATAATCTGTGTTCCGACATTGTTCTTGTTCCACGCATCGGCAAAACCAGATGCAATATTCCCGATAGTTTTAAGCACGTTCTGAGCAATCCTCAGCATGGTCGTAAGCATTGTTGTGCCTGTGCCATTTGTCCAGACCTCAACCAAGCTTTTACCTACACTCTTAGCGAGCTTTGCAATTCCCGACAAAGCTATCTGTGCCGCGTCAATGGTATTCTTGCCTTCTTTTTTCCAAGCGTCCTGAAATGGTTTCCAGAGCTTCTTGAGCAGATCGGCAAGCTTCTTGGCAGAATCACTGATTTTGTCAAGCGCATTTTCTCCCTCTGCCAGACTGCCATAGTCCACACTGCCAACCGAACTCGGCAATCCTCCGCCCCCAGAACCAGTTCCACCGAAACCAGAGCCGGATGGACTGGAGGATGCACTTCCTGTAGAACTAGCTTTGTGCACTTCATCAAGTGACGAAAGATAATTTTTTGTTTCTTTATTCGCTTTTTTTGTAGCCTTGGCAGTGTCATTCGTGGCATCTGCCAGTTTTTCTGCATTATCGGCTGCCTGTCCATACTGATCTGCTGTATCTGCAATCGCTCCTGTTCCGGCAAGCCCTGCTCCGCTTCCGCTTGTCTGACCTGATGATTTCTTGCCAGTAATAAGCTCTGTAAAACTTTTAAATGCATTCGCCAGAGTTGCTAACTTGCCGAGCAAGATATTAATAACTTTCAGAACAGGCGTGAAAATATTAATCAAACCTTGTCCGACTGTTGCCTTGAGGGACTGTAGCTGTAACTGCATAACTCTCACCTGATTCGCCCATGAGTCAGATGTTCGGATGAAATCACCAGATGCAGCCGATAATTGTTTCTGCACAAAAGCCAGACGGAGAGCTACTTTCTCCTGTTCGGTCATTTCAGACGTGGTTTTGCCGTAGCCATTAGCCAGTGCATACTGGTCAAGTGCACTTTGTGTCATAACGACACCCAAATCTTTCAGCGTTTCCGTTTCGCCCGTAAACACTGATTTCAGTTTGATATACGCCAGATCCTGACTAATGTTATAAAATGATGCCACATCACCAGTTAGCTGTGTCAGAGCTGTTGACATATCGTAAGCTTGTGCTTCTGAGAATCCGAACGACTTAGACATTGCTCCGAATGTACCAACATACCGCTTCGCCATAGTCTCCGATAGTCCGGCACTGGTCATAGCATTTTTTGCAAATTCATTGACCTTATCCGACATGGTTGTAAATGTAACATCAACCACGTTCTGCACTTCTGCAAGGTCGGAACCAAGTTCTATAGACTCTTTACCAAACTGAATTAGCTTGCCAACAGCAAATGCAGAACCAATCAAAAAACCAATTCGCTTTACTATCGTTCCTAATCCTTCAAACTGACGGCCTAAAAGATTTACTTTTCGACTTGCGCCGGAAATGTCCATTTTATTAAATGAGTTAGAAACCGTGGTACCTTTTTTTTTTGCCGAATTCCCCATTTTGTCCATAGAGTTTTCGACTTTTTCTGATTTTTGCTGTAAAGATTGAAACGAATCTTCGAGTTTTTCAAATCCATCGTGAAATATGCTATTAATATTTACATTTATTTTCTTGACCGAGTTTGCTAAATCTTTAAATGCCGCTTGTACTTCTTTGACACCAGACGATATTCCGTCAGTATCTATTCTGGTATCAATGATAATTGAGCCCCCACAAGGCGTGTGTCCACCTCCTAACTATTTGAGGTTCAACATCTCATTCAGCGCATCCTTGTACGCTTGCTCCTCTTCGCTGAGACGTGTTTTTATATCAATAATGTTCTTATTTTCCTGATAGAATTTCTTTTCCCATTTATCGAGCTTTTCGCCCTTCGCTTTTTTACTGCGGATTCTAACAACCGTGTTGAACAGGCATTCACCGGATTCCATGAAATATCCAAAAAATGTCCACCAGTGTATGTACGGTACGGCTCTGATTTCTTTACCGGCAACTTTATTCACAGCCGGTACGATCATGTCTCCATCCTGTTTCCAATCCATCAAACGGGGTTTAGGGTGGTTCGGATTATCGTTAGATTGTCCACAGTCGATGAACTCCGATGCTTTCTGACAAGCTTCGTCCAGACACTCAGGCGGTATGCTCTGCCAGTCCTCAAACAGAATCTGCAACATAACAACTGCTTTCGCCTGCTCGTCCAGTTCTGGGTCGTTCATGGCGACCAGAATATCAATAATTGCTCGAAAATCCGTTCTGATAGAAAAATCCACCCCACTTATGTTTAGTGAGGTGGGAAGCTCATAGGCGGTCATTTTGTATACTTCTTCGTATACTTATTGACTGCTGCCTGCATTTTCTTTTTTCTCTTTTCGATTTCCGGCTTTATTGCATCACTGATTTTGTCCAGAACGATATAAGCGAATACCTGACCATTACCGAATACAGTTGTTGCGGTAATTGGCTCCTTGAACAGGTCTTTTGACGCTTCATATCCGAGCAGATAATTGATTTTATCCTCAATCTGTTTATTCAGTTCAGCCATTTCTTTGCCGGAAGTGACCTTCTGAATAGAATCTTTAAGCTGTTCAAAGTACCCTGCCGATTCCTCTGCACGTGCTGCTACATTAATGTCCGTCGGATTCAGTTTGAAAGAAGAAAAGACTTCATCTTCATTGTTGGTGAATGTGAATGTAAAAATTCCATCATCAATTTTTGTATTAATTACTTTTGCCATTTGGCGTGTCCTCCTTGTATATGTGCTTATTCACTGTCAGCTGTGAATGTACCGGAACTGATATCAAATTTTCCTTTTACACGCTCACCAACGTAGTTCACAGTAAACGGAATCTGATAACCAGATGTGTCACCACCGTAGGAGGTCGGCACAACGTAGCAATCCTGCTGGTATGCTTCATACTTGCCTGCTGTGGCTTCTGTCCAGAGATGAACCTCGACTGCTTTTGTTTTGAGGTTGTCGTCTTTGAGACGCCCATCTACAATCTTCTGTAATGCTGTGAACAGATCAGAAGTAGTGTCTGCATAGAACGGATCAGCGTCAGAAGAAACTTCGTAGCCGTTGTGTTTGAATGTGGATTCTCCAAGAATATTTTTAGATGTTTCAGTATCCGGGTTGAGTTCGATGTTGTACTCTTCCAGATCCTTTCCAAGACGCTCATATTTTGGTGTCAGTCCTCCACAAAGAGAACCTGCGTCGATATAGTGAGCCATGTATTTACGGTCAATCCTGCCTGTAACTGCCATAGAAATGTCCTTTCTGCCTATAATTTTTAAAAGGCTGTGTAGGTTAGCGACTATCTCTAATTAATAGCCGGTTGTTACGTTATATTACTTCATAAGTGTTTTCGTAGCGTACCGATAATGGCAATAACCAGTCCTGTACACCACTCTCCTGCGGCTCTAAACCATAGGAATTATCACGGGTTATACGTTTTATCACTCTCCCCTGTGAAAGCTCTGGAAACACATTTAAGCGCGTCTCAGAGCCATTTATGACAACTGGTTCCCGACATATCCATTTACCGAGATTGTCCAGAAACTTCTGAACAGATAACTTCTGCCGTTCTTTGTCGGATGCCGTGCGGTAAACCACATAAAATGGGTACTGGCATACCTGATGCATTACTCCACATACATCTTCTTTTTCCGAATAGACTAAAGCTCCGTTGTCTGCTGAGAAAGCGATTCCGGATTCTTTGCCAAGTTCCTCAAATTTGATTGTTTCATTTTCGTATAGCCCTGGATACTGATTCAGAAGTGCTTTCATGGCATCTGTCAGAATCTCATATCCGGTTGCATCTTTGCCAATTGGCTTATCTGCCATGTCGTCCACCTCCTGCCTGTGCTTTTACTTTGCGAATCCACGTGTTTCCGTATTGTCGTTTAGCGGCATCAAACCAATGGGCTTGTGCCCGTGGGTGCGCTTGTCTGGTGTATTCAAGATTTTCCTTTGCGGCTGTCTGACCAGAAAATTGACTAACGAGAACTTTCTTTGCTCCACGTCTGGCATAAGGACTTCCGGTTGCTTCGTCAACCATTACTTTTCCCTCATATAGAAAACGTCCATAAGGAGCAGCCGCAGCACACACAAGTCCAGTTCCTTGCAATGATGTGCTTTCAATTCTTGTCCGGTTGATAAAATCTCCCGAAATCATTGGCATAAACTCTATCATACTGTCCATAACCATTCCATCAAGCAAATACTGCGCTTCCTGATACTGTCTGGAGAATCTATCCATATTCAGTTTAATTTTTATATCTCCATCAACTACGGAGAATCCTTTGAAATGATGAATCTTACTCATATCACTTACCTAGAATCTCAAAATGCGGAATCAGTGTATACGGACCGCCTACACTGGTGATTTTAAATACATTGTCCTTGTTCTGGTTCATGTACTGATAGAATCCATTTCGGTAACCACCGTCAGTTACTGTTCCACCAGTCCACTCACCCTCCCAGAAGAACGATTCATCTGAGAATGTGATAGTATCTTCCAGAGCGTTGTTAATCTGCTGTTTCCACTCCTTAGGCGGTACATATGGAAGAATCTTGCCGTCTTTATCAGTAACGGTTATATCTCCGTTCTGGATAGCATATCGAACGTGTAACTGTGCGTTGTCAGTTGCGTCTGGTCCGTACTTCTTAAGGATTGCCCCCTTGTCGGTAATGAGGTCAACGCCGGATAAAACATGAGGATACCAGTACGCATCTCCGGTCGTGGCACTTTCGTAGTAATTAAAAAGTGTAATTTTAGATGAATACATGATACCCTCTCCTTAATTATTCTTTCTGCACTGTCTGCTTAATAATCTGATTCACACCAGTGGCCGACAGTCCATTAAACATACCGACTGCAACTGCCGTGATATAATCCGTTGCCGGGAAATCCGGGATAATTCCCATTCCGACTGCTCCGAGAATCCCACCAGTAACTGCCATAATTACCGGAATCCATTCATCAGAGATTCTTTTTGATGCCTTACAGCCCATTCCCACGATGTAACAGATCATAACGATTGCTACGCATGAGCCAAGTGTTGAAATGTCCATTATTCAGATACCTCCTTAAATTCTTCTTCAAACTTATCCTTTGCCATTGTATCGAAATATCCTTCTTCATCACGCAAGATGTAATCACCAGGTTCCATGAATGCTGCACCGCATCTTTCGTCATCTTTGAATAAATTAGGATATGATGAAACTCTAATGCATGGGGTTCTGAAGTTATTAACAATTTTTGCCGAATTTCCAACAAACTTTTCAATTTGAGCGATGCTCTCAGAAGTAGCAAAACACTGAATAGCTTCAACTATAGTCGGTTTTATTCGTACATATTTCATACTCACACCCCCGCATTTAAAATTGGTATGCCATCGTCTGTCATTACTCCCATTAGAAGCGGCAAAGCCGTCTTGTAAAGTAAATCATTCGTTTTCTGTACATCTCCGGCGGCGGCATACACTGCACTCCATTCCTTTGCACCTGATGCTTTCTGCTGTGGCGTTGCATAAGAGATGGATTCACTGCCAGATGATACAGATGTTACAACGCCTGTAGTGCTACCACCGGACCCGATTGTGGTTGATGCTCCACTAGCGGCGGCATTGGTAGCATTCTTTTCAGCAAGCTCAATCTGATACATTAATTCAGCCAATGAACAGACTGCCTTTTTGATGCGTTTCTGTAAGCGTTCATTTATCGGCAGTCCATCCACCAACCTGTCGGATGTCATTAAATCCACGAAATCACTGGCTCTTTCTGCCACCCGTGGGAAGTCGGCTTCTGGCACGACATTGCCGAATGATTCTGTATAGAATTTATAATCTGCATAAGCCATGCCAGTTACCTCCTGATCAATCTACAGGTTTCACAGGAAAAGCCATTTCTCCTGAAACCATTTCCACTCCATCACCCGAAATGATGATTTTCTGGTGCGGGTTGCAGTTCTTCTGAAACCATTCAACCGCTGTTTTCATAGCTTCTTTAAAATCTTTTATATCGCTCTCCATAGCTGCTCCTTATCATTTTGCTGTTACGCTTGCACTTCCGGCATTCAGTGCCTTGTACGTTCCATCACACTCAACCACTGTGATTACCTGTCCTGTTGTTGCTGTAATGTCAGCTTTTCCGTCCCAAGTACTCCAGTTTCTGAGATTCTGTCCATATCCAACAGTTACTGCTTCTGCTGCAACTTTGTATTTATATACATTGCCAGCATTTTCCTTAGCCGGATTTACAGTGATTTTTGTATCACCGCTCTCTGTCCCAGCCACGGAATTTACTGTCAGAGTACCAAGTGTAGGTGTCTCATCAATGGTAATTACTGCGATTGCGTCAATGTATTCTGCAAAAAGAGTCAGTCCCATAACTGCAAACGCTTCGGACACTGCGGTGTGGTAGTTACCCTGAGTATGGAATCCGATCAGGTTTGTTTCGCCGGATACAGTGTATACAAGTCCTGCTCTTGCGAAGTCAGATTCGTTCGGATCAACATAGTAAAGTACGATGTTTTCGACAGGGGTAGCAATAACCTGTCCTCTTGGAATCTCACTGTCAGATAACAGGAAGATTGTGTTGAATCCCATGAAATCTTTCATGTACTGGAAACCGAACTGGTTCTGAATAGTAATCTCAGCCGCTCCGAGGTATTCATATACGTCCAGAATGTTCACAAATCCAACAACACCAGTCACATTCCTGTGCATCTGCTTGAATTTGTTTTCAACACGACCTTTAGCCATTGCCAGAGCCATCTGGAATGTAGTTTCTGTGGAAGTAAGTGTACCAGTTTTCAGATAGTCATAGAATCTGCCGGTAACATTGGTCTGAAGCTGGAAAAGGAATTCATCATCGGTCATCTGAACGGCGTTCTCATAACCGTGATCTTTAATCGCTTCGATAGATACAGCCTTTGCGTATTTCTCAATGGTCATTTCCGCATAGGTCTTTTCTTTTACAACGAATTTGCTGTAAGGGATTTCCTCGCCCTCACCGACAAGTCCGCTCTGTAAAGTGCCCTCTGCGTATTTGGACTTGAGTACAGCACCCGGCTGTTTTTTGATAGGTCTCATGATACCCAGAATGTCACGTAAGTGCTGCCAGTTTCTTTCGAATCTGGTAACGAAGTCAATCTCACGCGCTGTTGTCTGGATATCATTGCTCATAATAAGATTAGCTTTTGCTGCCATATAAAAATCCTTTCTACCCATAATTGTTAAGGTATTGGGTTAGCGGCTATACTCTGGTGTATAGTCGGTGTAAAAAAATCACTGGAATAACTGGATATTCTGAGCAATTGCAGCCTGTCTCTCGGACGGGTCTTTGATTGCTTCGATATCTTTCTTTGTCATATTTCCCGGTGTCTGCTGCTGTCCAACATGAGTAGTAAACCTTGCCTGATTCTGCTGGGCCTGCTGCTGAGATTCGTCCACGAAAGCGGATGCGTCAGACTGTTTCATCTGCTCAATCAGATCATTCAGCCCAAGGATTTTACCATCTTTCAGTTTTAATCCGGCTTCTTTGATGTCTGCCATAACAGACTTCTTTGCAGCCTCACTGGAAAATTTAACATCATCAAGTGCTGTTTTAAGTGCGTCTGAGAAATCGCGGTCATAAATCTTCGCATTAAATTCCTTCTCTGCGTCCTCCGCTTTTTTCTTCCATCCAGCAAGCTCTGTCTGAATGTTCGCCGGGTCGATACCATCAAAGCCTTTTAAGGTTTCCTCTGCTGTCTCGGCACGTTTTTTCCAGTCATCACGTTCTCCCTCGACTTTTGACAGAGTTTTTGCTACTTCTTTAGCATTCTTATAATGCTCAGAGAGTGCTTTCTTCACATCTGCCTGTTTGTCCTCCGGGATCTCAATTCCAAATGATTTTAATGTGTCAATAAGTTTCTGCATATATATCCTCCTGGTCGTGTTTATTGACCTGCCGCCGCAGGTAAATGGATTAAGCCAGTTAGACCACTGGCAGGGTAATCGGAAAGGCAGGATTCGAACCTGCGACCTCACTTTTGTAGTGTGCTCTCCCACCTGAGCTACATTTCATTAACCCGGATTCCCGGGTTAGCAAGGTATTTTACGTGCTATGCCTAAACACGAGACGTTTCGGGCTACGTCAACACCGCCTATACGGTCGCGCACCTCGCACGGGTTGAATTCCACTGTTCAGTTATATACTCTCACAAGGAGGTATGCCGCCATGCACTAACGGCAATGGTACGTGCCGGAAATTGCATCCGCTTTTCAACCTCATGCTTCTTGTGTTGGCTAAACACTGCATTTTCTATTAAGGACACGCACCCCAGAAAGGAGGAGTCAATGAAAAAAATGTCTATGTCAAGTGGCGGCAACCACTTACGAATCTTCCTTATGAATACATTTTACCACAGACTCTCCAAAAAGTTGTGGTACATGTTTTGACCAATTAGAGCATATCACGGAGTTTTTCCACGTATCTCTTGACAAGATCACGTTCCTCCCGGCACTCTGCATCCTTGGACATATCACTCATTTCTGTTGTAAGTTCGTCCAGATGTTCTTCCAGAGCGGCAAGCATTTTTCTCTTGCAGTCTTCAGACTTGCCGGAACGATAACTCTGTTTCTGCGCCATATAATCGTCATAAGGATCCCGTCCGTCAGAGCGGCTGTAATGGCCTCTGACATAATGTTCACCACGTCTGGCATAAGAATTGCCCCTGTCGTAATCTGGCATCATTCTGCCATCATTTGCGCTGTATCTTCCCATGCTATCACGATTTCTTCCACGTTCGCTGTAATCGTCATTGTAGCCGCCACGCATCTCATTAAGGACAGTATTGTAATATTCCACTTTCTTGTCCCAGTACTGCGTATTCTTGATATCTTTATACATATCAATCAGTTTGTATGTCATTTCCAGATTTCCAGTGTTCAGCCCATTATCAGCAATTTTGGAAAGCTCATCCTCAATTCTTGCGCATAAGTCTTTAATATCTCTCATAATCACACCTCCTACGCTTCTCTGGTCACAACAATGTTCGCATTTGCAACAGAAACAGCCTGATCACTGGTATTCTCTACTGCGATATTAACGCAACTTCCACGAAGTACATCAATATAGATGCCAGAGGATACATTGTTATACTGATCTACTGCTGCCGGTGTGGAAATCATCTGAGAAGAAAGAACCGGCTCGCCAGAGATTGCAATAGCCAGAGAAATAGCTCCGACAGTGCCGCCTGTTGGAATTGCGATATTACCAGAAAAATCCACGAAGAATCTCGCTTTGCACTGATTAGTCAGTCCTCTCAGCGTAATAATTCCGCTTCCCTCTCTGTGCTGAATACAGTTAGAACCTTTAACTGCTGTATTTGAAAATACTACGTTTCCATTTGCTGCTACAGTCTGAGCAGCTACATTTGTAAATTCTGCCATAATTTTTTTACCCCTTTCATATCACAAAAGGACAGGTTTTTGGCCTGCCCCTCTGTGTAATACGGCATAAGCCGACATCCGAAATCAATCGAAAGATACTCTCGATATGAAGTTATCAGCAATTGCATCCAGCGTTGCATCCGCATCCGTAATATGTGTTCGGGTTAGGAACCTGATATGCCGGGATCGGTGCCGGATTAATCGCATTAATGAGCTGCTGTGTCTGAGAAGCCATTGCAGTTGTGAGAAGCGCACTCTGGCGATCCTGAGAAGCAGCACGTCTGAGGTCATTGTTTTCAGCCTGAAGATTGGATATCTTCTCGTTGCACAGGTAATCAAGGATTGCCCTTGTTCCGGCGTTCTGGCTGTCAATAATGTCTCTAGTGTTGTTGTTCATGGTGTTCTGGAGTGCGCAGGTATTCTGAGCCATATTGTAGTTCACGCCCTGAATAGCTTCCCTGGTTTCGCAGCAGCAGTTTGCAAGCTGTGCCTGTAAAGCATTGGTATTCTGCATATTTGCTACAGTGTCAGCGTTAATAGCCTGCTGGATGCCGAAGCCGGTCTGCATGATGTTTGTGTTGATTCCATTAAATCCGGTAAGCATACCGTTATTCATGGCATAGAAGCCATCACAGAGGCCGTTGTTGATTCCATCAAGCTTGCTAATCACAGCAGAGTTGTCGAATCCTCTCTGTATATCCGCCTGAGTAGCTGCTGTGGCTGCATATCCGCCGCCGTTGCCGTTATTGCCCCATCCGTTGTTTCCCCATCCGAAGAAAGCAAAAATGAATAAAACAATAATCCACCAGCTACCATCTCCACCAAACATGCCGTCATTATTTCTACCGTTTCCAGTAGCAGCGGCAATATCTGCTAAACTATAATTTCCATCCATAATATAATCTCCTTTATTGTATTTACATCAATCTGGCCAGATTGTAATGTACTATTTCATTCCTTTCAACATGTGTTGGAATTGTCCTGCCATCTGTTGAACTTGATTGAGCTGCTGTTGAGAAATCTTTCCAGACTGCAACATTTTCTCGACTTCTGCTTTCGGATCTCCCTTAAAATTCTGTTTAAACTGCATAAACTGCTGTATCATTTGCATTGGCCCATTTCCCTGCGGCATCCCGCCACCAAGCGCATTAAATAATGGATTACTCATCTGCGTTTCCTCCCTTGATTGCTGACTCCTGTACGGCATTAGTCCTAACAGGCTCAGGAAATGAATTTAATCGGTTTATGATAGCTTCGTATTTGCCCTTTAAATCGTCATATTCCTGTCTGGTGACATATTTACTGTCCATGTTCTGAACAGGCTGTTTAGGCGGCATCTGAGAGCCTACCTCGTGGTATTCAAACGTTCGTAATGGCTGCGGCATACCGGATACATCTGTGGATTTTATGTAGAACTTTTCACTTTCGCTGTCCATCAGCAAAACACTTGTCCCGGGTGCTACCAGATAGGATTTTGCGCCGACTTCACCAGATACCCACAGAATGCCATTATTGTTCTGCTGCTGTTGTACTGGTTGAGCTGGCATCTGGACAGGCTGTTGCTGGAACTGGTTCATCTGCCCCGGAACGCCAAAACTATATTGATAAGGATTGTTATATAATGCCATCTTATACACCGCCTTTCTGATTATATTTTTACATAAAAAAAGAACCGGAAACAGGTCGTTTCTGGCTCTAATTAGTATCCAAAAAGTATCAGCACACTTTGATTATTTTATTATTTACCCTCCGGCTTAACCGCTTTGCTGTTGATATGCTCACGTTCATCTGTTCAGCACAGTATTCGAGCGTATATTCCTTGCATCTCAGCCGGAACAGTCTTTCTTCGTCCGGTGTGAAATTGCACTCTATCAAGAACCTGTCTATATCTTTTTTCGTGAACACATATAATTTCATGAGCATACCCCTTATTAATGCTAACGTTGATTCTGCGCAAGATAATTTGTAAGCTTCTGTTTTGTTTTTTTTAATTCTTCTACATTATTCCCACTAATCTGACTATCCAGCATGGTCGACAACACTTCCAGAATTAATGAATCTCGTTCTGCGATTCTCCGAAGACTTTCATAATCTCGTCTATCATGTTCTTCCAGTGTTTCTACTCGCTTATTAAGTCGGAATGCCGGGGTAATCCATTTAAAGATTACGGCTGCCGCCCCTCCGACAATAGACACCCCTCCGCAAATTGAAAGGAATACTTGTACAAATTCTGATATGCTCATTTAGCTACTCCTTTTCCCAGTAGTATACCGGGATCTCATTACCACTATCCCATGTATCATAATATTTACCATCTTGTACTGTCACCACATGACCATCTATGCAGAGGATGTATGTGCCTGTCTGATGATCTGCGCAAAAATCATTGACTGTATAGATATACCGTTCTGATTGTTCAATGAGTTTGCGTCTGTATCCATGCTTGTAGAGGTACGCTCCCCAGACATAATTTGCGCTTGGCATATCTGACAGAGTACACGCCTGTATCATTAATTCGGCGAATACCGTTTCCCAATCAAAACCGGTTGCTTTACATATTGCCCGGACAGCGCAATCTCCGACTCGATTCCCAGCAGGATTCGGATTGTAATATTCCCATCTATCCATCAGTCAATCC